GATTTTTATTCTCAATACTCTGATCGTATTATGATGATGCCTGCCGCCCATAAAAAAGAATATCATAATGCATTCCCAGGAGGCTATGTAGACCATGTCCTTAGAGTAGTAGATTGTGCTCTGAAATTAAATAATGTCTGGGTTGAGATGGGAGTAGATACTTCTACCTATACTGAAGAAGAATTAGTTTTCTCTGCTTTAAATCATGATTTAGGTAAAATAGGAGATGAAGAACATGAAGCTTATATCCCCCAGACTGATCAATGGAGAAAAGAAAAACTAGGTGAAACTTATCAACATAGTGAAAAGTTAGCCTTTGCTTCTATCCCTGATCGTGGCCTATATCTCCTCCAGGCCCATGGTATTAGATATACCTTCAATGAAATGATAGCAATCCAGACTCATGATGGATTATATGATGAAGCTAATAAAAAATATTTAATTAACTTCTCCCCAGCTACTAAACCTAGAACTGCCCTTCCTTATATTATCCATCAAGCTGATTTAATGGCTGCTAGGATTGAATTTGAAAAAGAATGGCTTCCAACTTTTAAAGAAACTAAAGTTGAAGTTAAAAATGAAAACTTTACTCTAACTAAGGAAAAAAAGACTCCTATTAAACAGAAAGCTTTAGGAAGTATTAAAAGTGAAAGTTTAAAAAATCTATTAGATAATCTATGACTATTATAATAATTAGTATATTAGGTTGTTTGGTTGTGATCTTAGGATTCACAACCTTTAACCTTCTAAAGAAAAATGAAAAACAAGAAGATATCTTGGTAGAATATCAAAACTATCTAGATAGCCTCTCCAGAATTGTTGAGTTTGCTGACGAAAAAATAAAAACTATAGATAGTAAAGGTATTTTTAAAACAGATGATGAAGTAGGTTTTATATATGAAGAAATAAAAAACCTACAAAAGGTTCTATCAAATTTTAGAATAGATAAATTATGATAAAAGAAGTAACAGAAAAGAAAAAGAAACCGTCATCAAATAATTACTTTACTCAAGAGACTGAAGATGCTATAGTGGCCTATAATAGGGCCACTTCCACTGATGAAAAGGAAAAAATTTATCATAAATATATTCATTATGCTTTTTTTAAATTAACAGAAAATATTATCCATACCTTTAAGTTTTATTACACTGAGGTAGATAATATTGAAGACTTGCAGCATGAAATTATAACTTTTCTCCTCCAAAAAATGCACCTCTTTAACCCTGAGAAAGGAGCCAAAGCATATTCTTATTTTGGAACAATAGTTAAAAGATATCTTATTATCCAGAATACTAAAAACTATAAAAAAAGAGTTGATAAAGCCCCAGTTGAGGAATTATATAAGGATACAAATCATTCTTATGAATTAGACACCCCTCTTAACCAATCTGACTATATTTCAGATTTTATAGATCAGTATGTAGAGTATTGTTCTGAAAATATTTATGAACTCTTTCCTAAAGATAAAGATGCCCAAGTAGCAGATGCTATTTTAGAAATTTTTAGAAAAAGAGAAAACATAGATATTTTCAATAAAAAGGCTCTTTACATTTATATTAGAGAAATGATAGATGTTAAAACCCCACATATAACCCGTGTAGCAGATCGTTTAGGTGAGATATATAAAGAACAATATATTTTTTATTTAAATAACGGATATACCAATTTTTAACTAAAGTATATTTATCATCATGGGTAAGTTTGATAAAAAAATATTTGGTAAAGTTACTTTTTCTAATCTTTTAGAAGAAATTTATAATAATCAAAAAAAGAAAGAAGAACAAATCTCAGTCCTAATTCAAGAGCTTAAACCAATGGTTCAAGAGATTGGTGATGCTACTCTTATAGTTCCTTTAATTAAGGAATATCTTGAAATAGGAGTTAAGAATGATGAGGCCTTAATTAAAATGGCTACCATTGTTCAACGTTCTATGCAGGTTGAAGAAGGGGGAGATGCTTTTGGAATGTCTGAAGCTGAAAAACAGCAATTATTAGATGAAGTAAAAAAATATAATGAGGATAAAGGTAAAAAATGAGTACTACCTACGGCTTTTCAGGAGCAGTTAATAATTCTCAAAATAGAAATAATACAACTGGTAAAACTGGTTTTTCTATTGAAGGGCATAGAGTTAAGGACATAATATTAGGTCCTGAAAGTAAGGGATATGAAGAATATGGAGGAGACGCAGCTATAGGTTATATTTTTTTTGAAAAAATTAATGGGGGTTCAACCAATCGTGAAATCTACTCAAACCCCGCAATACCATTATTTCCTAATTTAAAATTTTTTCCATTAATTGGAGAAATAGTACCTATAATAAATTTACCTCAAAGTTTAACCTCTACTCAAAGAACAGGAGTCAAAGTCCCTTACTACCTCCCCCCAGTTAATATATGGAATAATCCTCATGTTAACCCATCTCCTTATGTTAACCCTACAATTGAATCTCAAAATAAATCTTTAGACGAAATTCAGGCAGGTTTTGCTAAAAAGGTTAATCCTAATCTTCCTGAATTAAAATTAGGAAATACTTTTAAAGAAAAAGACAATATCCGACCTCTTCAACCATTTGAAGGAGATCATATAATTGAAGGAAGATGGGGTAATTCTATAAGACTTAGTAGCACAATAAAAGATTCAACTAATTGCGCTAAAAATGAATGGTCAAAAATAGGAACAAATGGAGATCCTATTATAATTTTAAGAAATGGCCAACCCAACCTTCCCCCAGCTTCTTTATCAACATCTTCTTCTATCACTCCTATAACTGAAGAAGTAGATAAAGATAAATCTTCCATTTATTTAACTTCTACCCAACAAATCCCGCTTAAAAATACACTAAGTGATTATAGCAGTTATACCTCATATATACCTAAAGCCCCTGGAGAATATACTGGTAATCAAATAATGCTCAATTCAGGTAGGATAATGCTTAACGCTAATTCAGACCATATAGTTATGTCATCTAAATTAACAACTAGTTTTAATGCTGGAAAAGGATTTAACTTTGACTCAGGTACTAATTTTGTAGTTAAAACTAAAACTACAATTAGATTAGGAGATAAAATGGCTCCCCATCCTCTTCTAAAAGGAGATGTAACTATAAAAATTCTAACAGATTTTCTTAAAAATTTAAAAATATTTTTAAATACTTTACAATCTTCAACTGATCCTGGACTAGTAGCTATGGTTGGAACTTTACCTTTCTTTTTACAAAATATAGAGGATACTATAGTTGATTTAGACACTAAAACCAAATCTTCTAAAACTTATACTAAATAATGTCCATAGTATTAGATGAAAATGTAATAAATGAATCTACCCCTGAAGAATCAAAAGCTAAGGGGGCTGAAGCTTTTGGAAAAACTATAGCTCAAAAGGGAGTAAAGTTTGCTATACAATTAACTCCTAAATTAATTGAGTTAGCTAATATCAATATAAAACCTGAAAATGTCTGCCTTCCCCCAGATGATATAAAAAAAATAACAGACTTAAGAAATAATATTGTAGGTCAAGCTAATAATATATCTAAAACATTAGATATTTTAACTAAAAGTATATTAGGGGTATCAAGTTTTTTAGATATAACTATATTTTTAATCCAAACTATAAAAGGAGTAAAGATAGCTACCAGTGCGGCCTCATCTATTCTTCCAGTAACCCCTGGTTTTATTCCAGCTGTTATCAGTAACACTGATGATGCTATAACTTTAACTACTTTTGATAAACTAGGTACTTCTAGATTAATTAAACTTAAAAATATTACAAATAAAGCCTCAGTACCTATATCATTAACTAATAGATATATAAAACAATTTATAGACATACTAAATAATTTAGACAATTTATTAGTAGGATGTGCTTCTGAAATTGGAATAGATTTGACACCTGTTGATCCTAATTTAATTAGGATAGCTAATGAGGTAGAACAGGCTGAAAAAACTGAGAATCAAAATACATATCAAGGTTTTAAAATTGAGATAGAGACAATTCCATATACTCCTACAGTTAATAGAAAACGAGCAATTGGGTTAAATCAAGATAATATTAAATTAATAGAAACAACTTTATCATTTACAACAAATGATCAAACTTTAATTGATGAACTTAAATTTATTATTGATAGAGATAATTTAAAAGCTTATTAAATAAATATTTATAAACAATGAAGACTAACACTTTCAAATCTGTAATTAAAGAAGCAGTTAGAGAAGTTATTAGAGAAGAATTAAGGGAAATTTTATTAGAAGCAGTTAAAGCTCCTAAACAAACTGTTACAGAATATGTTCCTCAATCTTCTCCATCTTATTCTCCTTCTCCCTCACTAACCACAGAACAAAAAAGAGAACAATATAGAAATATTTTAGGAGAAACAGCAACTAGCTTCACAACCCAAAATATAGCCCCGTTTAATCCTATGGGAACTATGCCAGGAGGTGACCTCCCAGCTGGTGAATTAAGTATGAATCAAATAATGAATTTAATGAGTAAATAATGGCTTTTGAGATAGCTAATAAAACTATAAGTACTTCTTCAAAAAGAACAGCTGTTGGGATATCTATACCTTTTTCAAACCAAAAAGCTATATTTAACCAGACATATTCTACAAAAGAACAAATTAAATCTAATATACTTAATTATTTATTAACTAATAAAGGAGAAAGAGTCTTAAATCCTTCTTTTGGAAGTAACTTACTTAAACAAATTTTTGAACAAATTACCCCTGATTTACTCTCAGGGCTTGAAATTCAATTACGTGAAGATATAAGTAATAACTTTCCTTTAGTTAGGATAAATACTTTAGATGTTATACCCAATCATGATTCTAACACAATCACTATATCTTTAACATATACCGTTTTAAATAGTGAGATTGAAAACATAGAAGTAAATATAAATACTACCCAATAAAAATGGCTACTAATAGAGATGTAAAATATTTAAATAGAGATTTTAATTCTTTTAGAAATTCTTTAATAGAATTTTCTCAAACCTATTTCCCCAGCACATACACTGACTTTAGCCCAGCTTCTCCAGGAATGTTATTTATAGAGATGGCATCTTATGTTGGGGATGTTTTATCTTTCTATTTAGATAATCAAATACAAGAAAACTTTATTCAGTATGCTAGACAAAACCCTAATTTATACACTTTAGCTTATACTTTAGGTTATAGACCTAAAGTAACAGGTGTAGCTACAGCTGATATTGAATTTTATCAACAAGTTCCTTCCATACAAGATATATCAAGTAGCACTTGGGTACCTGATTTTAATTATGCTTTAAATTTTGACGCTAATACTCAAATTAAATCTAATTTAAACGCTGGAACTTTCTTTTTAGTAGAAGATACTGTTGACTTTACTTTTTCTAGTTCATTAGATCCCACTGATGTTTCTGTTTATCAAATAGGTGATGATCGCCCTGAATATTTTCTTCTTAAGAAAACTAGAAAAGGTATCTCAGCTAAAATTAATACCCAAAATTTTACATTTGCAACTCCAACTAAATATTCTACTATTACTATTAATAGTGAAGATATTATTGGTATACTAGATATAGTAGATAGTGATGGTAATATTTGGTATGAAGTACCTTATTTAGCCCAAGAAACAATCTTAAATAAAATTAAAAATAAAAGTACATTTGCTACAGATCCTAATTTAGATGATGATTCTAGTGTTGTACCCTATATTTTAGAATCTAAAAAAATACAAAGAAGATTTGTCACTAGATTTAAATCTGATAATCAACTTGAAATTCAATTTGGAGCTGGAAGTGTTAATGATAATGATGCTAATATAGTACCCAATTCTGATAATGTTGGATTAGGTTTACCTTTTATAAAAGATAAATTAACAACAGCATATTCTCCAACTAATTTCTTATATACTAGTACTTATGGAATAGCCCCTTCAAACACAACTTTAACAGTTAGATACCTAACTGGGGGTGGATTAGGGTCTAATGTTCCTTCTAATGTATTAACTATTATAAACAACCCAGGTAATATTAAATTTACCAACTCAAATTTAGACCCAACTACTGCTCAATACATATATAATTCTGTAGCTATAAATAACCCTAACCCAGCAGTTGGAGGAAAAGATGGAGATACTGTTGAAGAGCTTAGATTAAACTCTTTAAATACATTCCAAACTCAATTAAGGACAGTAACTCAAGAAGATTATTTAA